CATAACGTCCATAATTCTACCCTAAAAATAGGGGGCCGAAGCCCCCGTTAAATTTAGCCTAACTCTTAGCCTAACAACAGAGCCATGTGTTCCGGCTTCACAGCCTTAACGCCCCAGGCCAGTGCTACTTCATACTGCACTTGACGAACCTGCATGTACTGAGAAACCTCAAAGCTCAAACCAGAGCGAGGATCGGTGATAATCTGACGATCTACCGCAGAGTCACCTTCAGCAGGCAAGGCAGGTGCACGAGTCGCTAGAGCAATCGCAGAGCGATTAAACGCCATGTTACGCGCAGCCGCAGAGACGACAGTAATTGCCTTGGTCGCAGCAGACATTGCTACACGCAAGCCAGGGGCTGCCAAAGTAATCGTACCGCCACCCGATACATCCGCATCACCAGAGGCAACAACGTACTTATTAGTATCACCGGCAAAGGTAATCACATCACCAGCAAGGATAGTACCTGTACCCGCAGATGCCAATGTAAGCACTGTATCGCCTACAGAGTAACCGGCGTTATCGGTGGTAGCAGATGCGCCCGTACCAGCAGTAGGCGTTAGAATTTGCGCAGATTCACGCAGATCAAAACCAGCCAGCGGTAATAGAATGCCTTGGCGTTGAATATTATCATCACCAGAGTAATCTACACGGGCTTGCTTGCCGATAAAGTTAGCGCCCGCAGAGGTGTCAATAACCATCTGGTTATCCATCAACGGTGATCCGTTGTCTTTCAGTATTTTCATGGCCTGAGAAGCGTCTGTGAAATCTCCTGCTGTGCCAAAAGGTGTCGTGCCTGCTGTACCGTATGCACGAGAGGCATGAACATGTAGCGCACCAAGATCAGACTCTACCTCATTAACCAGGGTTCGCATTGCCTGTGAAAACCTGTCCATCATGAGGCTGTTTGCTCCTGGGCCGTTGTTATTTAGACCTCTTGTTTCTTCCCCATTAATACGAACAGGAACACGTCTCGACTTGGTGATTGTCATATCAACATTGCCGATGGTTTGATCCCCATCATCGAGGGTGTTTACCCCTGGCGTAATGTCGGTTGCTGTTGCAGCAGGCGCTACAGGAGAGCGCACTGTTTGACCTTTTGCAGCACGCTCGAACGTCATGTCAGTGCTAACAGCAGGAATAAAGCCAACCATCTCACGCGAAACTACGTCTAGCGCGTTATACAGGTCGGGGATAAGGTTTGTCAGGGTATTAGCCATTTTTTAGTACTCCATTAATCAATAATTTGACCGCCGCCTTTCACAAACTCCATCTGTTCATTGGGAGTCTTTGTAGAAAAGTCAGCGCGTTTTAAGGTTTTAGTCCCGGCCCCGCCGTCACTACCATTGGCCCCGCCGCCAGTAGCTTTCGATCCGACAATGAGAGGCGCAAACGCCTCATCACCGATGAATTCGTTTTTCAGTTCTTCTAAAGTCAGTGCGGATGGTTTTCCGCTTGCATCTGTGACGATGGTGGAAGCTTTGCCATCCTTAATATCCATCGCTAAACGTGATTGAATGTGTGGCATTAACGCCTTAGCACTACCAGGCACCGCCAGTTCTGCGGCTATTTGTGTAGCCCTAGTGGTCACTGTGGCATCCCGTAGCAAGCCTTCCAGCTCTGCGACTTTTGGCTCGAACTGGCCCTTAAGCTCAGAAACTGTGCTGTCATATTTTTCCTGCCAGCTTGCTTCCAACGCTTCGGTATCACCGCTTTTCTTAGCCAGATCAGCCGCTTCCTTTTTGGCCAACTCTTCAGCCTCACGACGCTTCTGATCGGCTTTCTTCTTCTCGCCTAAAAGCTCGTTGACCTTGGCATCCATTTGTTGAATGCGTTCTTCGTACTCAACAGAGTTATCTTTCGGCAACCCTTCAATACCTAGAACGAACTTGCCATCCTGTTCGGTATATAAAGATTTCAGCCCATCATCGAGGCCGTCTAATGTTTCAACTTGAAATTGCAGTGACATCGTTTATCCCCCTGGGATATTGGTGTAGGCCCAGCCTACAGACATAAAAAAAGCCCCCGGATGGGAGCTTTGGTGGAACTGGTTAAAGGGCTATAAGCCCGCTTTCTCAAACGCTAAAGGCTCTAATCGCTTCATGTCCTTTAGTGTTAATGGTTGGAAGTTCTTGCCTAGATTTAACTCTGCGAAACGTTCAGCAGTTAAACCGCCATTGCGTAATAGCTTGGCTCTTGTCTTGCCAATCGCTTCAACCTGAAATCGTTCTGGTTGCTGTTTTAGCCATTGGTAATAACCAAGCTCGGCAGAAACATACCCGTCTTTGCTGGAACGGGTAGCACCTTTCTTCAAGAAGTTAAATCTGCCATCAAGCACCGCGACAACAGTAGATCTACATCTAATATGAATGGGGGGCCTTGGGCCTTTACCTATGGGAAATACTGCTCCTTGTTCGTCAAGAGAACGACATACCGCAGTAGTATTTTCATCCAGCGTAGCGACCCATCTAACTCCCTTTACAACCCTAGAGTTCTGCCTCCAAGTTTGCTCCCGTGCAACTGAGGCTGCATGCTGAACCGCTGTTCTAACAATGGCACCTGCCCCTCGATTGGAGACATTCAACAGCCCATCGCGGAACTTATTTGCTCTTGTACCCCTAACCACTTGAAGTATCTGACTCGTCGTTTGGCCTTCAAAGAACCCCTGCCTAACTGCACCAGAAACAAGGTCAATTTGGTCTCCACTCCAGCTCTTTATAAAAGGCTCAAGTAGCTTCCCCCCATACTTTCCTCTAACGGATAAAGGCGCTGAGAATATCGCCGCCCTTACCTGCTCAGGGGCTGGAATAGTCGTTTCAAAGTTATCTAAAACGGTATTTAGCGACCTTGATTCAAATTCAGCCTCGTACTCAGCAATATCTATCAGATTCCCGCTTAGATCGTCCCAATAGCGTGTATAAATAGCCTCTAGGTCGCCATTTATGCCTGCTATCAGGCGCTCTAAACGATTGCGCGAGTAACTCGTTAAATCCTCACCAGAGAGCCTTAAACGCAGATTCCTATCAATCTCTTTTAGGAAGGAAGCAAACTGATTCGCTTCGCCCGTCTTAACACGCTCAAGGAATACTTGATGGCGTGTAGACTGCTCAATTAATTGCCGGGCTGTCGCCATTTGTCACCACAATCTTCCCGTTATAACGCTGCTTAACTAAATTCCCCTTCACATCAGCCTCTAAAGGCAAGGCATAGCATATTGCCACCCCTTTTTTGGTGTCTGCGTAAACACAGTACTCTAATTTCTTCCCATCACAGAAAACCGTTCGGCCAAATCCCTTCCCATCTTCCGGGGTATGAATATGGTCTTCATTCGCCATCTAAATTTAGCCCCTGGTCTTGTGAGTCAAGTTCTTCGCGGATTGCTTCATCAGTCTTTTCTGGGTCAATTACGTTGTGCTGCCTGTATTGTTCCCACAAATCCGTTTCAGGTAGATTGCCTGAATGCCAAGCCGACACCAGAGCGGAAAGCATTTGTGGGTCTAGTTTCTGTTCAACAAACTCCCTGCTGATCTGGAACTCAATATCACCCGCTATATTCATAAACCGGGCAACCCAAGATAAAGCCTTCTCGTAAGCATCAGAAACATTGGAGCAAGCCAGAGATAAAACGGAATGCTGTGTTGCTTGTTCGCCCTGTGATTCAGTGGCGGTCTTGGCCACGGTTCCGGGCTGTATTAACCTTGCACCCAAAGCCACCATTTGATCTTCTTTCTGATCCAGACCCTCTTTGGCGAGGGTGTTGGGTTGGGCTTGGGCAAAGCCAAAAGCCCCCCCCACTGGAAGGAGGACCGGAGCTCGACCGCCTATATAAATACCTTTCTCTTCTAAATGGTTGCGCCACTCCTCGGAAAGTCCCGCCATCCAAGGTTGTGGTTGGCCACAGAAGTAAATGGAATCTTCGTAGTCTGCTGAGTTTCGATAATGGGCTATATTGACCTCTGCCATATCGTACAAAGGCGAAGGATCAATGATGGTGTCGTTGTTATTTGAGCCGATGAAGGTGAAAGGGATCTCGTCCCAGTTATTCCCAGCACCGTCTTTTATGATGTGCGTGGAGTAAAGCTCCCAATCCTTTTCACCCTTACGCCATATCTCTTGGGTGTAACCTTCAGATCCCAACTTTAATGCGCGGTATTGATCAATTTTCTTCTCGCCAAAACCGTCTTCTGTTGTCTCTGAGGCGGCTTCACTGAAGACCAAAAGAACTAACTTATGCTGACCGCCGATCTTCTCGGTACGCCAGTTAATAATTTGCTTGGCGTTGATAGGAACTATGTTTGCCCGGTATTTTCCCGCGTTCATGTCGGCCTTAGAAACAGGGCCGTCGACTTGCGGGTAATCCGTTAACAATCCATGTCTGCCACGTTTTAATACCGCAGATAATGAAGATTGGGACTGCTGAACAATACCAACACCATTACCGTCTACATCGTTCATTACATAGTCAGTAGGTGTTTTTATAATCGGATCTTTACGATAAGCAGCGCCTACCATGCCGTCTTTAGTTCGACCTGTGGCGTTATAAAAGACAGCCCTTAAAAGGTACTGGTTATAGCGTTCTTTATTTTCTGTACTTTTGTCAGAAGGATTTGGTCTTGGTAGATATATATCTTGCTTCGACTTAACACGCTCTTGCCCCGCGCAAGCATCATCCACCAAATTCCACGCATAGAGTGCTGCCTCGTACTCTTCGCGCTGAAATGTAACATCATTGCTCATGTAGCCATTCTCATATTGATGGACATTGCTTCTCTTCGCGTATCAAGGATTCTGTAACGGGTTGCATCCCAGTCGTGATCCTCTGCATCGGTATCAACGTCATCGGGATTCTTTTTATCTCTGGGTAAGATAGGTATTCGACTGATCCAGCCGCGACAGTGGTCAAACACGTAAAAAGCGGGTGTTTCAGGCAGTCCTGACTCTTTCTTCTTGCCTTCAACAGAAGCGCTCAACATGTCGCAAAACAATGTTGCCCCGTTGACTCTTGACCCAGGTTTTTTGTTAGCTGGCTTCCAAGCCGCACCGTTCTTTTCCATCTTTTCACCGATGGAAAGCTCGTTGTCGCCCGTGTTGTAGATAGCTGAATCAGCAGGGCCAGGAACTACTTTCTGGCAAAGACTAGGAATAAGATTTATTTGGCCTTTAGAAACACTTTCAGGCGGCTCAACCTCATTCCCTGTTAATCGTTGATCTACCCACTTCACGCCTTTAGCCACATCAACAGAGGGCATCTTCAACCCAGTGTTTAATTCATCAGGCGGACATCCATACCATTCGCTAATCAGGAAAACCGTGCCAGAGGGATATTTAACAGCCTTGCCGTCAATATCAACGGGGGCTCCATCTGATTCAGCCCACCAAAGGTTAGAGAAGGGTTTTGATTCGCCCCAATCGTGCGATCTATCCACACGCCAAGAGGATGGAATAACAAAGGGTTTAACAATGTGTGTAGACTCATCCCATAAGTGATCGAATCGGCCACCGGACGTTACATCCCACGAGCCATCAACCCACGCCTTTTTCTTGTTGGGGTCTTTAATAGACATCAACATGGCAATGTATTTAGGATCTAGGTATTGGTTCTCTCGCCATGAGCCGTGAATAGCAACCCTGGTGAGGGTTATCTCTTCTTCTAGCTCTGTTTGTGGGTTAAATACTGTCTGTGTATGGCGCTGAACGACACCCCTTGGAGCTGGCGTGATAAATCTTTTCTTCACCCAAGCATGACCAACACCAAACGGGTTGGTAGTGCTAAACATTTCTAGAGGAATTGGCGGTAATAAACTGCCATCAGCTAAAGGGTGATCTTGCGGCCTAAAAGATGACCGCATACAGGAGAACATGGCCACATATAAGCCATCATCCTTCTGCTTAGTTAATTCATTGAACCCTATAAAGGGAAACTCTTGACCGTGGTAGCTCCAGTAATCATCTTCAGATTTCCCGTGCCTGAATAACAACTCTTCGCCTGTAGGCCACACCCACTTTAATTCAGTGGCAGAGCTTAGAAACTTTGCGCCATCATTAAAGGAATTAAACAGTCGTTTAGATTGAACAATTAAGTCGGCAAGGTCTTTGTACTCAGTATCAAAAATGACACCGCGCCAGAACGAGCCGTAACCTAATCCTACTCTTGACCTAAACCGGGCTAATTGTGCTGCTGTCTTACCTGGGCCTCTTGTGCCCTCGTATAAAATCTCATCACAGGGACAGCTAAGGGCTAAACATTGTGATCCCGGTAGAGGTTTCCAAACTACCTTCTGATTCACTCACTACCTTGCAGCTCTTTGGCTTGAGACTCCCAGTCTTCAACACTCGTGCAACCTGGGATTACCATAATGCTGTTTGCTGGGAGCGTATGATCGACCTTTTCTTTAAACGCCTGCACATCAACATGCTTGCCAATCAACTCTAAACGCTTAATGCGATCCGACAACCTAACCTTCATTGTCACACCATCAGGAATCTTCTCACCGTCTTCGTAAGTGTATTCTTGATGAGTGTCTATTCCTGCCACTAAGCCTTTTCGCCATATCTCTGGCCATTGATCTACTGGTTTTAGCCCGCCATTCTCATTGTAGAGGTCAGCAACATCAGCTTCAGCTTCGTCAGCTAGCCTGGTTAAGAGCCAGTCAGCATCTATTTTTGTCCTCTCGGATCGACCTTTTTTGAGTGTTTGTATCTGCTCTTGGATTTCAGGTTTTTTAAGGAGGTCAAACGCCTGCTGTCCCGCCGTCTTCTCACTATAACCAGCCCTAATAGCTGCCTGTGTTGCGTTTAAATCTATTAAGTATTCTTCAGCAAACCTTTGCTGTTTATCGTTTAGCATTGGCGGCCCCCGGCCTATAGACCCCTGGCCTATTTAACAAACTTGTACTGTTATCTCACCGTCTACGGTTTGACCTGATGACGTTCCACACTTCATGTAAACGGTATCTAAACCTGTGGCTGTTGCATCCAATGTGAATTGAATGGCCTCACCTATCGCCACAGTCGCACCATTAATAGTTAGCTCTGCCGTACTCACCGCCTTATTAGTAATCGTCTGATTATCACTAGACGTAACTATAGGCGTACCTGTTAAAGTCTCACCTGTATCTAGCTTCCCAGACATATCAACAGCTACATGCCTTACCTCTTTGGTGGACATCTCATGTATCTGTGGGGCTTTACTTGTCATCTAGCTCTGCCAGTGCCGCCTTGAGAGAGCGGGCTTCTTTTAGCCTGCGATCTAGCTCTTCCCGGTAGGATTCCACATCCAAACCTTTAGCTGTGCGCTTATTAATAGCCAGTCTTAGCGTCTTAATGCGGCCAATGTTTCTTAGTGCTTTGGCCTCTGGGCCTGCGTTAATAGATGCCTTATTCATAGTCTTAAGCCTGATCCATTGAGGAAATACCAGAAGCATTCCATGTTATAGAAAAATCGCCTGCGGTTAGATCGCTAACTGATCCATAATCCACATAACCAACACAGTTTTTACCCGCTGCTGTATCGTTATATAAAATCCCCCATCTGGCGTCAGTCGGATTAGAGGCATGGGATGTGATGGATATATCATCAGCATCAAACACACCAGCGCC